CATAATAGAATAAAAGTCAATAGTTAATTTAAAGTTTTTTTCTTATATTTATCAAAATGTTCTTTGTATTCTTCTGATTTCTCCACTATGTCCATTAAAAATGGCAACATTAATAGAGCCATAATATAACTTGCTTTTTTGTTTCCTAATTCTTCTGCTAAAAACATTATTCTACTTTGTGCTTCGTCTTTGTCTTCTGCATTGTGAACAAACAATGCACCTCTTATTATTTCTTCTGATAAATGTTCTGGGTATTCAATTTTATCTTTCATAAAAAAACTCCATATCTTTCCTTTGCTATTTCTTCATTAACTTTAATATTATTAACCAATCTTATTTGGTCAAAATAACACCAACTCTCGCCAAATATAACTGAGCCACAATAGTTCAAATCTAAATCATATTCTTCTGCTTTAAATCCTAATTCTCCTGCAGGGTCTGATTTAGTTGTACCAATTCCAATTTGTTCAACTGTTGCTGTTCTTCCTCTTTCATCTGTGATTGTGTCGCCGATTTTTATAATCATTTGTGCCTTTCGTTTTTTATTTTATATCCTATTATATCCCATAATAAAATAAAAGTCAAGAACTATTTTAATTTAATTTCAGTTCTTGTTGCTTGATATGGTACTCGTCTACTCTCACCTTGCCCATTCCAATCATATCTATAATGCTCGTACTTTTCTTTTACAACTTTAATTGGTGTTTCACTTGGTTGCTTAACTGAATATGTGTTAGCAATCTCTCTCCCAAACTTACATAAAAATTGCATTAAACAATTTTGATTACAAAAAAAATCCCAAATATTAGCTTGATAACTTCCATATCTACCAACTTTAATCTTAACAGTTCTCAAAACTTTATTGTCGCCAGATCCTCGAATTCTGGAACTAGTTTCAATCTTATGACAATCTGGGTTATGGCACCAATTATAGTCGCTCATTTTCTTTACTCCTCTTAAAAGCTTGTTCTAGTTTAAAAAGTTTTATTTCTGCTTGTCGCTCAAAATGTGTTGCAACAAGAAATAAAATAAAACCACCAATAATAAGTGCTATACCAATGTATAGCACTATATTATAATTTATAATATGATCAAACCACATTAGGCAATCTCTATTGCTTTGATAGTCCATTGACCTACTGCTTGTCGCCAGTCGCCAAATCCACCAGTTTTGTTTGTTGCGTCAAAATCCCAGTAAATAAATCTGTCGTTGCCATTTTTATCTGTTAAGATTTTACCAAGTACACCATTTGGTTTTTCTGCACTTGCAGTTCTTGTAATTATTTTTTTATGTTTTTTTGCAAAGTAAGTTATGTAAAACTTCTTTGGCATTTGTGCTATGTCTTTCATTTGTCCTCTTTCTATGTTTATTTATAGTGGGATTATAGCATATAATCCCACCATTGTCAATAGTTAATTTAAACTATTTTCTTGTTGTTTCATATATGCCACTCTTTCTGCTATTTTTTCCTCTCTTGTTTTCTCTCTCTTGTTCTTCATACCTTTAATCCTATCTGCTAAATTTTTAGGATTATAGATTGTTAAGCCAGTTGAGTTTGTTCTAATTATTTCTGCAT